ATGGCAATAGCTTTATAAGGAGAAAACATGGCACAAAACTTTAGAAGATACACTTCAAATGATGTAGGCACATCTGCTGCAACATTATTTACTGCTGACAGTTATGATACTGTAGTAGGAATATCTGTTGCAAATGTTACAGCTTCTGCTGTAGTAGCATCTGTCTATATTAATGATGGTGCTAATGATATTTATTTAATTAAAGATGCACCTATTCCAGCAGGTTCATCACTTCAAGTTCTTGATGGTGGTGCTAAATTTGTTGTTCAATCTGGTGATGCTTTAAAAGTAATATCAGACACAGCTTCATCTTTAGATTGTTGGGTATCAACAGTAGACGCAATTAGTTCATAGGAGAAATAAATGCCTTTCATAGGAAACAAACCAACAGCAGTTCCTTTAAGTGGTGATGACATCCAAGATGGAACTATTACAAGTGCTGATTTACAAAGTGGTGTAATACAAAATCAATCAGCATTTAAAAACATCATCATCAATGGTGATATGAGTATTGCTCAAAGAGGAACAAGTTTTACTGGATTAAGTAATGGTGATAGTCAATACACTTTAGATAGATTTAAGTTTCAAGAAGCTGGAGCACCAACTTATCAATTTACAATGTCACAAGATACTGATGTTCCAAGTGGTCAAGGTTTTGCTAAATCATTAAAAATGGATTGCACAACAGCACAAGGTAGCCTAGCTGCTGCTGATGGTGTAAGAATAGAACAAAGATTTGAAGGTCAAAATTTACAGTATTTAAAAAAAGGAACATCAAATGCTGAAAGTTTAACTTTATCATTCTGGGTTAAATCAAATAAAACTGGAACTTATATTGCTGAAATTTTTGATAATGATAATTCAAGACAAATTTCTAAATCATATACAATAGATAGTGCATCAACTTGGGAAAAGAAAACTATTACCTATGCTGGAGATACATCTGGTTCATTAGATAATAATAATAGTCATTCTTTAGATGTAAGATTATGGTTAGGTGCTGGAAGTAACTTTACATCTGGAACTTTAAATACATCTTGGAACTCTGTTACAGCAGCAAACAGGGTAGTAGGTCAAGTCAATCTTGCAGATAGCACAGCTAACGAATGGTACATTACAGGAGTACAATTAGAAGCTGGAACAACTGCATCTGATTTTGAGTTCTTGCCTTATGATGTGAATTTAAACAGATGTTATAGATATTATAGAACAATCGTTCCATTAAATTCATTTGATTTAGGATTTGCATCAGGTTTTTATACAGGTACTAATAATGCTAGATTTGCTATGCATTTAGAAAATCCAATGAGAGCAATTCCATCTTTAGATATAGTAACTGGTACTGATTATTTTAGAATTTTTACTGGTGATGCAGGTGGAAATGATTTATTAAATAGTTTTAATATAATGGATAGTGCTACTGAAAAATTTATTATCGCTAACAATACATCAGAAGCAAATGGAACTGCTGGTGATGCTGGTTATCTTTTATCTAATAATAATAGTGCGTATTTAGCAGTAGATTCGGAGTTATAATTATGATTGATACAGTTACAAAAAATTATACAGATGGAGAATTTCAAAGTTATAAAATAACTTATGTAAATTCTAACAGAATTAAATCAGTACCACTAGACCCAGCAAACACAGATTACCAAACAATACAAGAGTGGATAGCAGCAGGAAATACTGTTATAGATAATCCACCAGAAGGAAATAATTAATGGCATATATAGGTAAGACACCAGTAATAGGAAACTTTCAAAAGTGCGATAGCATAGCTGTCGTTAATGGTCAAGCTGCATACACCTTACAAGTAGGGGGAACAAATGTTTCTCCACAATCTGAAAATCATATGCTGGTATCTTTAAATGGTATTCTTCAAGCACCTGTAGATTCATTCACAGTATCTGGTTCTACCTTAACCTTTGCTAGTAATTTAATTACTGGTGATGTCATAGACTTTGTAATGATATTGGGGAATGTATTAGACTTAGGTGTTCCATCAGATAATACAGTTTCACTTGCTAAGCTAACAGCAACAGGAACTAAAGATGCTACAACCTTTTTAAGAGGAGATAATACTTTTGCAGAAGCTGGTGGTGGTATTGAAATGGCTGACCAATGGCGACCTACAGCAGCTATTGATGGGAATGACACAGTTTATACTACAGGTTGGGAAAGAGCAGATACTGATGGTTGGGGTGGTATTGGAACAGGTATGACAGAAAGTTCAGGTATTTTTACTTTTCCATCAACAGGAATATATTGGATACAATGGAGAGCAACTTTGACAAATACTAATGCTTCACAATATGTTGGTCAATTTACAGAAACAACACTAGATAACAGTACTTACAATATTGCTTCATCAGCTTATGGTAGTGTTTCAGGTGCTAATTATTATGTAACACTTGTTCAATCTTTTATGTTTGATGTTACAAATACATCTACTCATAAAATAAGATTTAAATCAGCAACTCCTCAATCTGGTACAACAAGATTAATTGCTGGTACAGGTGCTAATGAATCTGAAGCAACATTTATTAGATTAGGAGATACATAAAATGAATAGAGATTATTTACAAGAAGCATTACAAACTTTCAATGGTGGTAATTGGTATGGTTGGAAAAAAGAAGATGACAATGGAAATAAAATTCCTAACTCTGAAAGAATGCAATACCAACATATTAAAATCATAAAAGATGGTGCTACTATGCCAACTGAAGCAGAAGTGAACGCAAAGATTGCAGAACTACAACAAGCTGATGCAGATATGACAACTAAAAAAGCATCTGGCAAACAAAAACTTTTAGACTTAGGTTTAACTGAAGAAGAAGTAAAAGCATTGATAGGAGTATAACCCTATGGTGTTTTCCTACCGAAAAACAAAATATCAAATCGGAGATTTGCTATGGCTTTAAAATTTGCAGTAAATAATTCATTAAGTGCTATCACTAGCTTACCCTCTGGCATATCTGGTGGTGCATTAAATCTTATCTCTACCCAAACAGCAAGTGCAAGTGCAACAATAGAATTTACCACAGGTATAGATTCTACTTATGATTCTTATGTGTTTAAATGTATAAATATTCACCCAGCTACAGATAATGTTAGTTTTCAAATAAATTTTAGAGATGGTGGTTCTAGTTTTGACGCAACTAAAACTACAACATTTTTTAGAGCATTTCATACAGAATCAGATAGCACAGGATTTGGATATGCAACTACTGTTGATTTAGCACAAAGTACATCTGCTCAAACTATAAATTGGAATCTTGGAAATGGAAATGATGAATCTGGTTGTTCAACTATACAATTATTCAATCCTAGTTCTGATACTTTTGTTAAGCATTTTATAGTCAGAAGTACAGATTATGGTCAAGATGATAGTCTAGGAGATAGATTTATTGCTGGATACTGTAATACGACATCAGCTATAGATGGAGTTCAATTTTCTTTTTCATCAGGCAACATAGATAGTGGAGTAATAAAATTATATGGCATTAGTTAAGCACAACAACAATTCAATATCTAGCATAACTACTCCTGGAAGTCTTGCACAAGGTAAGATGACTTTAATATCTTCTCAAACTGCAAGTGGTAGTGCCTCAATAGAATTTACAAGTGGAATAGATAGCACCTATCCAATTTACAAGTTTGAGTTTATTAATATACACCCAGCTACTGATAATACCAGTTTAGGTTTTCAAGCAAATGCTGCTGGTGCTTCTGGTTATAATGAAACAATTACATCTACTACTTTTTTAGCTTATCATGGTGAAGATGATAGTGGTACATCATTACAATATGCTCCTACAATGGATCAAGCACAAGGAACAGCATTTCAAGCAGTTTCTGGTGCAGTAGGAAATGATAACGACCAAACTACATCTGGAGAATTATGGCTTTATGGAATTTCATCAACAACTTTTGTAAAACATTTTATGTCAACTTGTAGCTTAAGTAATCCATCTAATTATATGCACAATTTTTTTTCAGCTGGATATTTTAATTTAACATCTGCACTTGATGAATTTCAATTTAAAATGTCATCTGGCAACATAGATTCTGGGACTATAAAATTGTATGGTATAAAAGGTTCATGATGATACAATTTTATTATAGAACAAACGAAGTTTGTGGCACAATAAAACTATATGGAATAAAAGGAGATTAATGGCTTTAATTAAACTAAACGACAGAGCAGTAAAAGATGTAACTCAATTTGGTTCTATAAGTTCATTGGGTAGCTTAGTTCATATCTCAACTGCTACTGCTAGTGCTAGTGCTAGTATAGAGTTCACATCTGGTATTGATAGCACATATAAGGAATATGTTTTTTATTTTGTGAATATACACCCATCAACAGACCAAGTAAATTTTACTTTTAATCTATCAACCGATTCAGGTAGTAATTATAATGTAACCAAAACAACAACAATTTTTAATACTTATCATGATGAAGCTGATACTGCTACTAGTTTAGAGTATAGACCTAATGCTGATTTAGCACAATCTACTGCGTATCAAGTTATTGGAGATGGGCCTTGGGGTAATAATTCTGATGAAAGTGGTTCTGGATTTTTAAATTTATTTAATCCAAGCTCAACTACTTATGTTAAACATTTTATTAGTGATATTAATTTTTATTATTTTGGTAACTTTACAATAAGGTCAATGATGGCTGGGTATGGAAACACAACTTCGCCAATAAATGCTATCAAGTTCCAAATGTCTAGTGGAAACATAGATGCTGGTCAGATATTGCTATTCGGAGTAAATTAATTTATAAGGAGAACATTATGCACAAATTAGTAAATGGAATACAAGTACCTCTAACACCAGAGGAAATCGCACAAAGACAACAAGATGAAAATGCTTGGAACAATGGTGCATTTGATAGAGCTATGGCAGATTTAAGACAAAGAAGAAATACTTTGTTATCTGCTAGTGATTGGACACAGTTACCAGACACAACTCTAACTAATGCTCAAAAACAAGCATGGATGCAATACAGAACTGAACTTAGAAATATTACAAATGGTTTAACAACTGTTGAAGATGTTAATGGAATTTCATTTCCTGTAAAACCAAATTAATATGGCTAATATATATAAAAACGCAGGTTTTGATTTAACCACAACTGTTAAAACAGATGTTTATACAGTACCTGCTAATAGAACAGCTATAGTTAAAACTATTCAAACTACTAATACTACTACTTCTAATGTTGATACTGTTGGATATGTTTATGATAGTAGTGCTACAACAGAATATGAAATAGCTCACCATACATTAAATGCTAAAGATTCTATTAATTTTATTGAAGGAACATTAGTATTAGAATCTGGTGATATATTAAGATTAGAAGCTGCAACTGCAAATGCTGTAGCAGGAGTTGTTAGTTATTTAGAAATATTTGACGAAAAAAGTGCATGATTGATCTTGTTGCTATACCAACAAACAATATAGACCAAGCATGGAAACATTGTGAATCTATGATTGCAGATGCTTTAGCAAGATCTAATGGTTATGCTTTAGCTAGTCATATTAAACAATGGATTAAAGAAGATAAAATGCAACTTTGGTTTCTTTGGGATT